CTTTTGTTCACAGAGGAAAGCAAGGTGAGGAATCAACGCACAGAAGGATGTCGTCAAATCCTTGTGTACAATGTTCTTCCCCTCTATGATAACCGTGTCACCGTTCTCATTGACGTACGTTGCAATCAACGTATTGTCCTTCGTAATCTTTGCTTTTATAATCTTCATACACTTTTATCTCCTAAATTTATATTCCGCAATAAACTCACTATAATATCTATCTTCCGGAAGAGGGAGCGTAATGCCTAGTTCCGTAGCCGCATCCGCCTTGACTTTATTCATAAAGTCAGTCATTTGCAACGTGTTTAATTTGGAAGTACTTCCGGCAATCTCCACCTCAATTCCGTTAATCCGAGCCGTTCTACGAAGAAAGAGCATACAGTAGTAATCATGCACATCCTGTTTATCCGTTCCCGTTTCACGCTCTATGCACGTAAACCATAACCACATCAATGCATTCTGTGAAATAGTACGTTGTTCAACATAACGTTCAATCCTCAACCAGTAACGCCCATTCCTCAGCTGGGAACACATAAACTCTAATGACTTTGATAATTCTACCTCTCCGTCTTTCTTCGTTAGAATAGCTTCCTGACTCATTTCGTCTCCTCCGCAAATATTTTCTTATCCGTTATCAACTCCCTGTTAGCCTCGAGGAACTGAATAAAAGCCTCGCAATGATTCACCAGCATATCCGTGCTCCGTCCATGATTATACGTGTAGTACTCCGGGTATCTCGTTCCACTTATAAGCGGCGTTCTACTCGTACCACCCTTTAAAGCATAAGCAGTAAACTCAAACGCCTTTACCTGTTTCATCATTCCCGATGCAATCAAGCAATACGGGTACACGTGCCTTTGCCAACCATGCTCGTACTTTCCAAACTCGTAACGGCTCGTAGTCTTAATATCGTATACCGTATCACGGATCAGTTCATCAATAAACCCGTAGAGTTCAACATTACCAAACTGCGTCGGGAGAACTGCCGAAACAAACAACTGCGATACGGCACCCTTGAAATACTCCGCCTGCTCGATACACCATTTGCGATCAAAACAGAAATGCCATTTTGGAAACTTCGCCAATATGATATTCGTCTCCTGATCGCCGGTTATCGTGAAGTTGTTCCGTTCATCCGGAATATGAGGTCTACCGTTTACATAGCAATCAACAATCGTATTGAATGCCGTCCCCTTATCCGCCGCTTCACTTTCAAACGGAAGTCGATTAATCGAATCCAACAGTTCTTGTTTAAGCTCCGCTTCGATCTCCTCCGGAGAGCGTTTATACTCTCCGGTTTCATTATCAATATTATACGGGCTCTCGACCTGTTCATCCGCCCGCAGATAACGCTCGAACTTATCAAGCAAACTCGGGTAGAATCTATATTTAGGCTGCTCGCTCATACTTCTTTGCTAATTTATTATACCTCAATCCCAGCTTCCGGCACTTCTCGTTCAGCAACATTCCCGCTCTCACCTTTGAATCAAAGATATGTTCAAAGGCCGCTATTCGTTCCGCTGCATCGTTAGCCGAAACTTCATCGGTTACCATCTCAACGTTCTCCTTAATCACATCCATCAACGCATCGTAATCGCCCGACAGTTCGGTTTGTCTGGCCTGATACTCTTTATACTTTGCAATAATATCACTCATAAACGTGTTACGTCCCGTGATATTACCATTCGCATCAATGATAACCGGCACCTTGATAATCGACGGTAAGTTGCACGTGTTCTTTCCGTAGAACTTCTCGCACGGATCGAAAGAGATTGTTTTCTCCTTCCCGATCGCCTCCATGTAACCAACAAGATCCAGCTCCTTAATCAAGTCACCGGCAGATGATCCACCGATCTCCGGTCTGATCTGTTTCTCCTCTCCGTTCTTCTCCTCCCGTTCGTGTGCAACAAATACAACGTTCTTTCCCATCATAGAGACAGCCTTTAAAAAAGAGATGAACATCGCCTTACGCTCACCGTATTCATTCAACGCCAATTTTCTCCCAGGCGTTTTATTCTTCGAGCGAGCAATAATATCAGCGCTCATAAAGTCGAGCATCTTTCCGGCCGTATCGATCACGATCGTATCGAATTCCTTTATCTCCTCCGATGCAAGAACCGCGCTTGTATCATCCCATGAATTAATCTCCACCGTTGCACCCCGATGTGCAGCGTTTACACGATGTACACCACCATCGTAGTCAAACAACACCGCATTCGGTGCCGACAAAGCAAGCGTTGTTTTTCCAATACCGGGTTGTCCGTAAATCAATGCTGATATTGTACTCTTTACCGTCAGCTCGGAAGCTTTTTTGATAAGTCCCATAATAACTTTTTTTTGTGGGTTAATAAATAAATGAATTAATCTCGTGGAGAAGCCCCGATTCGAACGGGGATAATAGCAACCACTGGATTTCTAATCCTGTAAAGAGCAGAGTGCCAAGTTCTCTTGTAGCGTCTACCAATTACGCCACTTCTCCGTTTTGCCTGTACTTGACATGTACAGGACTTTGAAAAATACAAGCCCCTGATTCACATCAGAGTCTGTCTGGCAAAACGTAAAACTCTAAATCGGGCTTGCACCGAAACGCTGTCCTTTTCAGCGGCATTGTTTGTAATCTGGCAACATCGCCATTGTGAGTGGCAGCGGAATCGAACCGCTATCTCGGGAGAAACAATCCCGTGTCTATCCATTGACTAGCCACCCGTTTTGCCTGCATCACGCCTGATGCAGGACTTTAAACCTAACTTAACTAATTATGAAAAAACACACATGCCGTGATTCACATCATGGGCTCAAATATTGGCTTCAACACGCACCGATAGAACCAAACAGAATATGCAAGTCCTATCACGTTTATCCACCAATTCCATTCGCCGGTTAACGGATTCTCACCGTTGAACATCAGCAAACACGGCAACGCTAATAGATTAAGCGCTAACACGTTGAATATTATCTTTCTCATTATTTTTCTTTTTCGTTGTTCTCTTTTTACGATAACTACGTCTAGCGTAGCGTAATACATCAGATGCGTTACAAAACCACTTACCGTTCTGTACCTTCGTCGGTTTCTCCGCCCGTATCTTTCCTTCACCAACCAACCTAAACAGTCGGCCCCTGCCTCCAACAATGTCAGCCGCTTCACGCTGGCCAAACGTTTTGTTGTTCATCACAATTAATATCTCGTGAAGCTTTGCTTCAACAGTCCCATCGTCGAATATCGTCGTACGCAATTCATTATTCTTTGTATAAATCATATCAATGTCGTTAAATCAAAATCATTATTCCGTTTACCTCCTCCTCTAAAAGAGCCCCTGAGTGAAGTCCTTGCCTGTAGCTTACCACGTGTTCGACGCATCTCAACGTTATGACACGTCACCTGCATCACGATAAACAACATGCTAAACAGTACCTCAATACCATGTTTGCGAATCTCCTTTAAATCAAAGTCTCTCTTTGTTTTCTCACAGATCATATACAAAAGAAGCTCGGTACTATTCGATATACCGAGCTTCTTGTAGATTGTCTTTTTCTGCGATTTCGTCGTCCAAATAGACCGACATAAGTTATCGGCCACTTCCTTATCGGCAAGCCCCTTGCAGTACTCCTCAGCAACTCGCCATTCAGCAGGTGATAAAGTATTCATCACGCAGTCCGTTCAACGATGATCGAAAGACCTTCTTTCTTCTGTGACCACTTTGCTCCCGATCGTGCCATTCTCGTCTGTAGACGTTGTATCGTCAATGCTATTGACGAATACTGCTCAACCGGAAACTCTTCCTTATCCCCTACATTCATATTAGCAAGAACCGGAGACAATCTTCTTCGCTTTACTACTTCTTCCATCTCTCCTCCTATTCTATTAATATTACTACACTCTTCACAGCGTCCTTAAACGCTGCAAGTTTCTTTCTCTCCTTCTCGTACATCTCATAGAAGCACGATTTGTTTTTCTCCGTCTCTTCCAGCTTACTTTTCAGTTGGAGGTACTCCCTTCGTAGTTCCTCCAAAGACATTTTCATAATATCATCCATAATATAATATGTATTTAAAAATCAGTGCCCGCCATACCTTTTACGGATTGTACCACGTATCGTGACGTGACGGGCTTTTTTCGTTATTCCGCTTTGGCCTCGTGATATGGTATTTCATTACCCTGCTTCGGTGGTTACTGCCTGTAGCCGATTAGCTCGCGTCTGCTATGTATTTTTTGAAGAGTTGCCCCTTTGCAGGTAAACGCACTTGCGGAATTTCCTTTTTTGCTATCTACCCGTGTCTCGCTCACGGATGCCTGTCTTTAGCAGTCAGTAGATCTGCAGAGCGTTAATCTCCGCACCATGTTCCTGAACCCAATCCATACCCGTATGCTCTCGCCTCTTCCTCTACCGTCAATCTCCTTACCTCCGAAACACTTCTTTCAAATATTCTATAATCACTCCTCTGTTTTGCCTGAACCCAAATCCGTCTCAAACATTCCGCAAACGATACCCCTTTTTCACGTATGCAAGCGTACAGAAGATGTGCTTCTTTCATTATTTTGCTCAAGTTGAATTTCCGATTTTCCATGTTTCGCTTCAATTAGGTAAATTATTTTTTTTGCTTATTCAGTCAAACGTTATATATTTGTGCGTTTGATTGATGCAAAGATAAGCACTTTTGCTTATCATGCAAATCTTTAATAAGCAAATGTGCTTATTTATAACAACAATTAACAATTTTGCGAATATATAAGCAAATGATAAACAAGAATGCAAATGCGGAGATACCCGAAAGGATAAGAGAAATCCGGAAAAGATTCTTTAATGATAGCAATTTGGCTTTCTCGGAATTTATGGGTGAAAAAACAGCCACTACCAGTGGATGGATTAGTGGAAGGCGCAATATCGGCAGAAGTGTTATTGATAAGATACTTGATAAGCTGCCCGATGTTAGCCCGACATGGCTACTCACCGGTTCTGGTGAAATGCTCAGCACATCACCCCAAACACAAACAGTTAAGAACGAAGCCGTACCATTTGAATTCGGCTCAATAATGAATGTACCACTCGTGAACCAATACGCATACGCAGGGTATCTATGCGGATACTCAGACCCGGAATATATCGAAGCATTGCCCACCATTCCCTTTCCGGTCGATAGAGAATACAAAGGGCAGTATATATGCTTCGAAGTCAAAGGAGATTCAATGGACGACGGAAGCAAATACAGTTTTGATCAAGGCGACATTGTTCTTTGCCGTGAAATATCAAGAGATTATTGGAAAACAAAACTGCATATAAAGCAATGGAACGCTTTTGTGATCGTGCATCAAACAGAAGGAATACTTATTAAACAAATTATCGATCACGATGTAGAAAATGGAATTATAACTATTCACTCTCTTAATCCTCTATACGAAGACAGGCAAATTCACCTCTCGGAAGTGAAGATGCTATTCAACGTTGTGAAGATGCAGAGAAATCAATAAATACATAATATGAAAAGAAAACTACTCTTAGGTACTACTCTACTTGTTTCAACTTTAGTTTTTTCACAGAATCCAGACCTTAGTAAATGGGCAAATAAGTCTGTGCACACAAATAGCAAACAAAACGTAGTAACCGTACAAAAGTCAAATTTAGATTTAGCAGGAGAGCATTTAAAGAAGTCAGCACAATTTCAATACGGTGCACTAGGCTGTGCCGTAGCATCAACGGCTATGTTCATCACATCTTCACTTATCGAAGATGAGTTTAAGATAGATAAATCTACAGGCGAACCGAAAAAGAAGTCTAACGGAACAAAAGATGCTCTTGTAATAGGTGGATGTGCAACATTGCTCACCGGAGTAATATTAGAGCTATATTCAATAGAATAT